CGGAGTCGTCGGCGACGAGCACGCAGCGCGCGAGCGCGTGACGCTCCGCGTGGCGGTCGAGGCGCGTGCGGATGCCGCGGGCGGTGTCGTGGAGGCTCGCGGTCACCGGAGCGAGTCCGAGGGCATCCGCGCGGAGGGAGCGCGCCTCGGCCACGACGGGGTCGGCGGCGTAGGCGTCGAGGGCCGCGCTCACGGCACCCTCCGCGGAGGCGCGGGGACCGCGGGAAGGGGCGGCGTCGGGGCGCGCAGGGCGCCGGGGACGATGCTTGCGCGGGGCTGCTCCCCCGTGCCCGACGCGAGCACGGAGAGGCGGGCGTCGATGCTCGCAAGCGTCGACTCCTCGCGGTGCGTGTGGTCGCCGATCGCATCGCGCACGTCGGCGACGGCACCGCCGAGGGCGCGCACCTGTTCGCCGAGCGTTCGCAGGGCGTCGACCATCGCGTCGGCGCGGGCGGCGCTCTTCTCGCCGCGAGCCTCGCCCGCGTCGATCTGCGCGCGCAGGAGCGTCACCACGTCGACGCGCTCGGAGGCGAGTGCTTCGCGGCGGTGCTTCGCGTCGTCGGCTTCGGCCGTGCGCTTCGCGGTGCGCTCCGCCGTCCACCACGACCACGCCGCTTTGACCGCGGCTGCGATGCCCGCGGCGCCGCCGATGGCGGGGAGGATGTCGGCGAGGGTCACAGCGGCACCGCGAGGAGCACGTCGGCGAGCGACGCCGTGACGGTGCCACCCGGCGCGCTGCCTTGAAAAAGGTAGGAGCCGACGTAGGTGTACGCCCACGGCGCGGTCGAAGGAATCGCGACGGTGCCGCGGTAGATCGGCCGCCAGTGCTCGCCGCTGTCCTCGCTCTGGTAGACCGTGAGCCACGCGTTGCTGAGGACGATGCGCAGCGCCCCCGTGCCGTCGAGAGGGAGCGCGACGCCGCTCGTCGCGAGGAGCCCCGAGTCGTAGACGGTGACCTGCCCGTCGCTCCCGCGCGCCTGCACGAGCACGAGCCCGTCGCCCGCGGCGTTGCGGATCGTCAGCGGCACGTAGGTGTCGCCGTTGCCGCCCGTGACGGTGACGCGCGCCGAAAAGTCGATGTTCCACGGGTCGCCCCCGTGGTTGCGCATGAGTCGCGGGAGGTCGGCCCACGTCGTCGCCGTCGTGGCGATCGTCATCGTGAGCGTGGACGCGACGGCCGTTCCGAGGCCCGCAGACGCGGTGAATGCGGAGCCAGCGATCTGCGCGGTCTGCCGCACGAAATCTGCCGCCGCCTCAGCGGAGAGCGCTGTACCGATGCCCGCCGCGTCGAGGCCGACGAGCGTGGAGGGCGCTGCCGCGTCGAGGAGCACGGACGCGGGATCGTCGGGGAGCGAGGCGCCGCCGCCGCCGCTGATGTCGACGCCGTTGACGAAGATGGTCATCGCCCGACGGCCTCCACCGTCACCGTCGTGCCGGAGGTTGAGGTCGCCGTCAGCCGGATCGTCGAGCACGGCTCATCGACGAGCGTGATCGTGAGCGCCGCGCCCGCCGCGAGCGGGATGCCCGTGGTGATGCTGCGCGCCGCGCCGGGCGTCACGAGCGGGATGGTCGCGAGCGTCAGCGCAGTGACGGCGTTCGTCGAGCCGCTGTTCTTCAGCGTGATCGTGACGCGACGCGCGCCCGCCGCGGGGATGTCGATGTCCGTCGCGACGCCCGCCGCAAGGCTTGTGGTCGCGGCCGAATAGATGAGCTCGAAGTCCGGGGTGATCGCCATGCCTGGGGTGATCCTTTGGTCAGTGGTGCAAAAGGAGCAGGTTCGGGCGTAGGCTCCCGGACCATGCGAATCTCACTGCTCGTGTGGGCGGTCCTTGTGGCCGCTCTGTGCGCCTGCGGCGCCGCCCCTCTGCCGTCTTGCGGGGCTCCCGGTCTCGCCCGCTCGTGCCCTTGCCCCGGATGGGCGCAGGGCGCGCAGGAGTGCGGCCCGGGCGGCGCGTGGGAGGTCTGCGCGTGCCCGGACGGCGCAGCGGGGACAGACGCCGTCGCCGATGCCTCCCCGACGCCCGTAGACGCACCCGTAGCGGCCGACGTGGCGGCGGATGCCCCGGAGGCCGCAGCGCGCCCGGATAGCGCCGCCGACGCCTCGCTGTGCCCGCAGGGCTGGGGTGAGTGCTCGCCGGGCGCCTGCGTCAACCTTGCGTCGACCGCCGCGCACTGCGGAGCGTGCGGGTACGCCTGCCCGTCGCACGCGCGGTGCGAGCGCGGAGAGTGCCGCAGCGCGTCGGGGCTGTCGTGCGAGATGGGCCGCGGTGACTGCGACGACAACATCGGGAGCGGCTGCGAGGCGGCCTTCCGCGGCGATCACACCAACTGCGGCGCCTGCGGCAACAACTGCCGCTCCCGCGGGTTGTTCTGCCGTGAGGGCGTCTGCGCGCCGTAGCTACTCGTAGAAGCCGAGGACGTGCACGGTCAGCGTCGGCGCCGACGTGTTGTTCGACACGCGATAGGCGATGTCCTGGTCCGCGTCGGTAACGATGTCCATCACGAGCACGGCGCTCGCCGCGTTCGTTGACGGCACGTAGATGTCCACTTCATCTGCACCGCTCTCGCCCTCCGTGCGGATATAGGCGTAGTTCGCGGCGGCACCCGTGGTGCTCACCACGTTCGCGCGGATGGTCGCCGTCTGCGTGTGAGACGGCACCCATGCTGCGAGGTCGATGGCGGTGTTGCTCGTCGCGGACTGCGCGTTGAGCGCGCGCGTGTCGGCGACGGCGGACCCAGCGAAGTTGTAGACGTAGCGCCCGCGCTTCATGCGCAGCGGGATCGGCGCACCCGTCGAGAGCGTCGGGAAACAGCCGAGGTAGATCCGCGTCGAGTCCGCGGACTTCGTGCAGAGATTCGCGTTCGGCGCCGTCTGACTGATCTCGAAGTCGAGCGAGCCTGCGTTGTCGTAGGCGTAGACGTAGTACCAATCGGAGTTGGCGAGGTTGCCGCCGCCCTCGATCTTGCTGGCTCCGATGGTGCCGCCAGCGTAGGCGTAGTTCTTGTGCGTCGTCGTGCCGCTGCGGTACGTCGCGACGTGCGAGATGGCGCCGATGCCGACGGTGAAGCTGGAGTTGGTGCCGCCGCTCGCGACGTAGAGCGACTCCGACCACGCGGGGCGCGAGAAGGCGACGCCGTCCTTCGCGAACTCGCAGCGGTCGGCGAACTTCTGGAGCACAGTGCCGAGCGGCGCAGAGCCGCCGTCCATGTAGGCGTCTTCGCCGTCGACGTTGCGAGCGAGCGCAGCGCCGTCGTGCTGCGAGACAGGGGTGATGGCGGTGGTCATCTTCGGTTTTCCTTCAGCAGAAAGCGCCCCATGCGAAGCGCCCCCACGCGGCTTCAGAGGAGCCCCACGCGGGGGCGCCCCAATACGTCGCGACGGTGGTTGAGTACGGTGCGGCGCCCCAGCGGAAGCGACCCCACAGGAACCCGCCGCGGTCGATCTGCACGACCTCGACACGGTCGCGGGCGTTGATCCACTTGCGCAGAACGCGGCGGAGTTGGGCTCGCGCGGTGGCGGCGTCAGCCGTCTCGATGGGCTGTACGACGCGAGCGCCCCACGCCCACGAGCCCCACGGAGTGCCGACCCACGACGCGCGCCCGCGGAACGCGATGCGCAGGCGAGCCCACCGCGTCGCGTTGGTGTCCCACGGGAGGCTGCGCCACGAGATGACCGCGGGGTGCCCGTAGCCGAGCAGCCCGACGGCGGCACCGATGCCGTAGCGCGTCCCGAGCCACGACCACGACTCCCACGCCCCGGCGATGCGGTCGCGCCACGAAGCGTCGCCCTCAGAGCGTCCGCGCTCAAGGTCGCGGTCGGCGCCGATGAGGTCAAGCGCGTCGGAAGGCGCGGCGCCGATGAGGCGCGCGGTGACCGCCTCCTTCGCTAGCGAAAGGAGCGCGTCCTTCTCGGCGCCGAGCGACGCCGCCCATGCCGTGCCCCACGTCCCGCGCAGGGCGGTCGGGTGGAGCGTCGGCTGCCAGTCGCGGTAGGTGCTCACACCGTCGTCCAGGTCAGCGTGTAGGTGCCGGGGACGGCCACCTGCCCCGCGGAGATGGTCACGTCCGCAGCGGGGATGACAACGTCCACGTCGCGGATGCCTGCGGCGGCGTAGATCGCGGCGCCGAGCTTCACCACGTCGACCACCGCGTCGCCGAGGTCGAGGCCGTTGATGTAGGCGGTCAATGCGTCCGTCGCGAGGGTGCGGTTCGCGGTCGAGTCGCTCGCCGCAAGCACGTAGATGGTCGCGGTGACGTTGACGGTCACGGCCGTCGCAGCGGTCACCGTCGGCGCATCGGTCACGGGCGCCACGCCGTCGAGGTGCGCCTGCACGGCGGCCACCTGCGGCGACGTAGCGGTCGCCGCGCTCTGCGCGACGTAGATCGTCAGCGTCCCGTCGCCGCTGCCCGGGACACATTGCGCCCGCGTGATGCTCGCCTGCCCTGCGTTCAGCGCGTTGTACTCGTAGGCGTCGGTGTTCGCGCCGCGGCCGAGCGTGCTCCACCGCAGCCGACACCGCGCGCGGAGTTCGGCGTCCGTCTCGTCGCCAACCGCCGTCGTCGTCAGCCACGACGACACCGCGGAGACCGTCACGCCTGCGAGCGCCGGGGACGTGATGACCGTGATCGTCGAGCCCGAGACGTTGTACGCGGTTCCAGGCGACTCGGCCTTGACCGCGAGCGTCAGCGTGCCTCCCGACGCGAGCGTTCGGGACGCGGTGTTCGTCGACCTCCACCGCCGCGTCCCGTCGCTCACGACGAGCCCCGCGGCGGTGATGGTGTACGGCCCTGCGCTCGCCGAGCACGACAGCGTGATCTCGCCTACGGCATAGGTCGAGGCGACGCGGTCGAGGTCGAAGAGGCCCGCGGCGAGGAGCGTGAGCCAGTCGCCGGTTGCGGTGTCGAGGTACCCGCCCTTGACCACGTCGGCGACGACCGCGCGGAGGTCGGCGAGGGCCTCCGCGTCGGCGCGCGCGAGGGTGCGCCCGGCGTTGCCCGACTGCCACGCGGTCGCGGGGAAGCCATTGGACGCGAGCGTCGCGAGGAGTTGCGTCAGGTAGGCGTCCGCGGTCGTCGCGGTCTGGAGTGCGGCGTAGGTGGTCAAACGGGCTCCGCGGCGAGAATCTCAGTGGTCACAGAGGACACGGCGAGCACGAGACGGAACGGCCCCTCCGCGGTCACCACAGCGGCGCGTACGGTGAGGGTACCGCGCGCGAAGGTGACGGCCGCGGTCGCGCTCTCGACGCGCTCGTCGGCCTCCAACTCCCTGCGCACGACGGCGCCGAGTTGTGCGAGGTCGGCCGCGGTGAAGGTGTCGTTGAGCCGGGAGCGGAGGTCGTACCCGTAGGCGTCATCGTCGAGGAGCGACCCGCGGAGCGTGATGAGCCTGCGCGCAAGCGCCTGCCCGAGCCCCCGCCAGCCCGTCACCGTCGAGAAGTAGGGGTCGATGTCCGCGGCGTCGGGCGTCGCAATGTCCACGCCGAAGTCGGCGCTCACGACGGCACCCGCAGCACGTCGGAGCCCTCGGCCACCGTGCCGATCGTCGTCGGCACCGTAGCGATGGACAGCGCCGACGACACTGCATTCATCCACGTCGCCATTGCAGCGGAGCGCGTCACGTCGTCACCTTCTCGCGCCACGCGCACGGAGCCGCTGTTGATCGTCACCCGCGTCACGGTGCCCGCCGTCCAGAGCGCGGCGACGGGCTTCGATGGGTCGCCGCCCTCATAGGTCAGCGTCACCCGCTCACCCGCGGGGACGGTCGCGACCACGCCGGGGATGCCGTAGCGGATCGGCACGCCGGAGCACGGCGGCACGCGGGGGTCGTCGGGGATGAGGTCGAGCAGCCCCGCGGCGCTCTGCGAGACCACGCGCGCGGGGTAGTGGGCGAGGTAGTCCACGCGGCGCAGGGCGCGGCGGAGCACAGCGTCAAGGGCCGGGCCGAGGCCCGTAGCGCCCTCCGCGGTGACGATGGTGCGCAGGTCGCGCGGCGTCGCGCGGTGCTCGACGTGCCCGACGCGCACCGTCAGCCGCGGGAGAGTGAGCGTCACGCCGGGGACGATGTCGAGGGTGTCGCCCGCGAGCACGTAGCGCCCCGCGGCGGGGTACTCCTCCACCACGTCGACCGCGCCCGCGGGGGTGTAGGCGGTCCACGCGTCGGAGCCGAGCCACACGCGGCCGTCTGCGCGCACCCGCCATGCGTAGCCCGCCGCCCGCGCCACGTCGCCGACGGCGGTGGACGCGGCGCCCGCGATGCGGTGCCACAGCGGGGCGACGGTGTCGAGGTCTGCGGCGTCGGTGGCGATCGTCTCGCCCGCCTCCCGCAGTGCGTCGGCGAGGACGGTGCCGAGCGTCGACCCGCGCTGTGCGAGCGCGCCAAGGGCGCTGGAGAGCCCGCCCGCGCCGCCGACAAGGCGACCGTGCCACGACCCGTTGACGAGCCCGCCACGGGCCACAGCGCCCGTCCACGAGGCATCGTCTACCGCGAGGGTGACGGCGCCCGTGATGACCTCGGCGCTGTCCACGTCCACGTCGGCCGTCCACGCGCCGAAGCGCGGGAGGCTGATCGCGCAGAGGGTCGCGCGGAGGCCGTTGACGGTGATCTCAGCCATGCGTCAGGGGGTCGTCGGGGGAGCCGCTGCGCCGGAGGCAGAGGGGCGAGGGATGGGGTTGTTCCGGAACGCCGCGGCGATCTGCGGGTCGAGGTCGGCGCGGTCGCTGGTCTGCGCCGCGGGCTGCGCGCGCCGCGTTCGGTTCGTCGCCGCGGGTCCGGGGTCGCGGTACTCCGTCGCGCGGATCGTCCACGTCACTTTGCCGTCGTCGGCCACAGGGAGCGTCGCGCCGGTCACGTACACCTGCGTGATGCCCGCCGCCGCGAGGGAGGCATACGACACGTCGAGCGCCCGACCGCGCCCACGAGCGCCGCCGCGGGGGGCGACTAGCGCGAGCAGCGATTCGATCTGCGCCGCGTGCTCCGGGAGCCACCCGACGAGGGTCAGGGTGAGCTCGACGAGGTCAAAGCCCTTGTCGACGATGCGCGCGCCGTCGGAGCCCGCGGCCTTGCGCTTGTCGATCTTCTTCTTGAACGCGTCGCCCGTGACCGTGGCGATGCCCGTGAATACCTGCCCGCCGAGCGTCAGCCGGTCCCACGCCTCAGCGCCGCCCGCTTCATGGGGCATGGTGAGGATCGCCACTAGAGCACCTCCCCGCCGGAGAGCGCGAGGCGGTCGAAGGCGACGCCCATGCGTGACTCGATCTCGTCGACGATGGCGGACGCCTCGCGCCCCGCGCCGTCAACGAACACCTGGAACACGCCGCGGCCCGCCAGAGGCCCGCCAGTGCCCGCGCCGACCGGAGGGGCGACCATGGCCGCGGCGGCATCCTGCGCGCCCGCCGTGCCCCCGCGGATGCCGCGCTCGTAGCCCTCCGCGGTGTAGCCGCCGATCTCAGCAAACACCCGCGAGGGGGAGGCGATGCCGAGCGTTTCCCGCGCGGTGGCGATGGCGCCCGACGCGAGCCCGCGCACGGCGTCGCCGACGCGCGTAGCGCCCGACGTGATGCCCGAGACGAGGCCGTCGACCATCTGCGTGCCGATCGTCTGCCACCCCGTGACCATCAGGTTCGGGAGCGAGAGAATGAACTGCGCCCACCGCAGCGCCTCGGCGCCGACGATGGTCAGAATCGACCCGAGCGCGGCGAGCCCCGCCACCACCTGCACCGACACGCCGACGAGGTAGCCGAGCGCATCGGCGAACGACATCGCGAACGCGAGCCACTGCTCCCCGCTCGATGAGTCGTTTCGCATCATCTCGATGAGCGGCCCGAGGGCACGGCCGAGCCCCTGGACGAACGCGCCGCCGACGAGCTTGAACGCCTCGAACATCGGCGGGAGCACGTTCGCCAGCGTCGTAACGAAACCCTCGATGCGCGCGGGAGTGAAGACGCCCGCGAACATCCCCGCGGCGGCGTCGACGATGAGCGCCACGGAGCGTTGCAGCCGTTGCCCCGCCTCCGACGACCCGTTGAGGGCGTTGCCGATCGCCGTGATGCTGCGCGAGAACGCCCGCACGCCGGGGAGGTTCTCCAGTTGGTTGATGCCCGTGACGAGACCGAAGACGGCCTCCTCAAGGTTGGACAGCGAGCCCGCGAGCGACCCGCCTTGCAGGCGCGCGAAGCCGCCGAGTCGCTCCCCGGTGATGCTCGTGACCGCGCCCATGGCGGCGTTGACGCCCTCCTCCCCGGTGATCTGTCCGCGCTGCATCATGCCCTCGATGCGGCGTTGGTTCTCAATCGCCGTGCCGGTCATGCCCCGCGAGCGGGCGATGTTCGCGAAGATGTCCGCGCGGCCGACGCCGACCTCGGAGAGCTGATTCAACTCCTCCGCCTGCAACCGCCCGCGCCCGCGGATCTGCGAGAGTGCGCGGACGAAGCGCGACTGCGCCGTCGAGTCGTTGGGGTTGAGCGCGCCCACGTCGAGAGACGCCGCGAGCACGCGCTCTTCCTGCCCCGGGTCGCGGAAGCCGCCCGCGGCGAGCTGTTGCCGCGCGCTGATGATGTCGCGCTCGTTGCCGGGGGTCAGCCGCGCGATGGCCTGCGTCTGCCGGTACGCCGCGCCGCCGACGCGACCGATGGCGCCGCGGCCCTCGCCCGGCGCGCGCATGAGCGTCCCTAGAGTGATGACCGCGGACTCGCGGAAGCGGATCATCTCCACGACGCTGCGCCCGATGGTCGCGGCGACGCCCGCGAAGGCGACGCCCAGCGATCCCGCGATGGCGAGGACGCCTGCCGCCGCGCCGCCGAGGACGCCCATCGCCCGCGCGCCCGTGCCGAGCGACTCCGCGAGCCCCGAGGACGCGCGGTTGAGCCCGCCGATGCTGCCCGATGCCCCGCCGAGCGCGCGGCGCAGGTCGTCGGCCGCAGCGGACGCACGACGGGCCGGACCCGAAAGGAGGTCGACCCCCTTGAACGTCCACGTCAGCGTTTCGGCCACGGTGCTCTAGGTCTTCTTGGTGTTGGCGACGCGGTGAATGTGCAGCGCTTCGGCGACCATGAGGGCGCCCGCGCGGCGGTGCGGCTCGATGTCGTCGGGGTCGTGCCCTGCGAGGGCGAGGAGACACGACGACGCAACCCACAGGTCGCGCCGCGTCTCGTCCCGCAGGGCTACGATTCCCCCACGGACGCCTTGAACTTCTGCCCGACGCGGCCGACGAGCGCGCGGCCTGCGTGATCTGCGAGCCACGGAGCCTCGTCGCGGATCGCGTCAAACTCGGCCTTCGACGGATGCACGAGGAGCTCCCGCGCGATGAGTTCGGGCACCAGCGCGCTCGCGTCGTCGCCCGCCACCACCCGCTTATCCGCGGCGTTGAGGCGGCGCCAATGCGCCGTGGTTGCCGCCTTGAACACCAGCGTCACGTCGGCGCCCTCGGTGATGTGGATCACCAGCAGGTGGTCGCCGTGCTTCGCTTCGAGCGCCTTGACTGCGTCTTCGTCGAGGCGCGGCATCAGGACACCTGCGCGGTCACGGAGGTGTCGTCGATGGGCGACACACCGTTGATGAGGATCGACGTGAACATGAAGGGAACCTCGACGCTGAGGGGGTCGGTGCCGTTCTCACCGCCGCCCTTGCCGCCGCCGAAGCGGACGCCCTTGAGCGTCTCCGTCTTCGTGCCGAGGATCGAATCGGTGTACTGAACGACGATGGTGCGCTCCGTGTCGCACCAGCCCGCGACGCTTGCGACCTCGTCGTACGCACTGCGGAAGAAGGTGATGGAGCCCGACCCGGGCTTGAAGCGCCCGCGGGTCATGCCGAGGGGCTTGCGGCCCGCGCCCTCGACGAGCGCGCGCTCGACGGTCCAGTCGTAGGAGATGGCCGTGAACGCCACCAAGGGCGCCCCGCCGTCGGTGCGGACCTCGATGGAGGACCAGTCGTATTCGCGGTCGTTGATCGTTGCCATGGTTCAGGTCACTCCGCGGTCGAGAGGGCGAGGTCGATGTCGATCAGCGTCGCGTACCCGAGCGGGCGCACGCGCACCTTGAAGTTGAGCTGCGAGGTCGCGACGACGTTGTTCGTGCGGTCGACCTGCACCGTCACCGCCGACGCCAGCCCGCTCTCGACGAGGTCGAGGCGGAGCCGGTCGCCCACGTAGGCGTCGGCCGCGTCCGCGTCGCGCGGGTCGATGCGCCCGCCCGAGATGGTGCGGACGTTGTCGTTGATGAACTCCTGCATCACCGACACGGAGAGGCGCGCGGCCTCCTTCACGAGCCGAACGTGCATGATGTTCGTGAAGTCGCTCCCCGCCGTCGCACGGGTCATCGCGGTGGCGTAGTACCCTCCGCGGCCGGGGAGGCTCTGCGCGCCCATGAAACGCCCCGTGTCGAGCGCCGTGAGGGTGCGGAAGTCGTGCGCGAGGTCGCCGTCGTCGATGCCCGAGAGGGCGCCGGATCGCACGCGCCCGGGGTGCTCCGCGAGCCCCGCGCCGCCGCTCACCTCGCGCACGAGCGCGAGCCGCGGGCCGATGATCCACGCGACGTTGCGGCGCATGGAGCAGCCCCACGTCGCATCATCGTGCTCCGCGAACGCCGCGCAGATCGCGCCGTGCCGCGAGGAGAATGCGGAGAAGCCCGGCGATGTGCCGAGCAGCACGCCCTGCCACGTCGAGACGCTCTCGCCGCTCGACTGGTCACGCGTGCCCGCGAGCCACCACCGGAAGACGTTGGTCGCTTCGAGGTCGGAGATGCTGGTGTTGAGCGTGCCGACCGTCGCGCCCGTGACGTGCTCGGCGACCTGCACGAACTCGTGGTCGTAGGTGGTCGCTTCGAGCGCGTCGAGGGCGGCGCCGAGAGCCGTGGTGTCCCAGATCGGCGCCGTTGCCGTGAACGTGAACGTGTCGCCGACGACGAAGGTGCCGTCGGCGAAGTCGGTCACGATGCCGGTGTTGGGAATCGTGATGGCGCCGTCGGCGGGAACGGCGAACTCCTCTGAGTACGTCGTGCCGTTGTCGAGGCTGATCTTGACCGCCGCCGTGAGTGCCGCGAGGTCAGCGCCCGCGCGGGTCACGAGGTACTTCACGCGGAAGTCGTCGCGCGCCGTCGCCGTGGTCACGGTCAGCACGGCGGTCGACGTGTTGGACGAGCCCGCCGCCACGGCCGAGCACGAGCCCGCCGTCGACGACGTGGCCTTGACCATGACGAGCGGCCCGCCGACACTGCCGAAGTACTCGGCAGCGAGCGCGGTCAGCTTGCCGTAACCGAAGGTGGCGACGGCGTCCTCGTACGACGCCGCGAGGTAGACAGTGGCGGCGGTGCCCGACGAGGAGCACCCGACGAGCGCGGGCGGGCGCGCGAGCTGGCGCGAGACGCCGAGGCCCCCGTCGCCGATCGAAAGCGTGGTGGATGCGATTCCCATGGTGTCCTTGCGTGGAGGTCAGGTGCCGTCGGAGGGGACGAAGATTTCGCCATCACCCGCGGTCGCGCCGGAGGTGTCGAAGGCGACGGTGGCGACTTGAGTGACGGTCGGCGCGGTCTCGGGGACGTACGCGCGCAGCGTCACGCGGAGGGTGACGGCCTCGCCGAGCGTCAGCGCGTCGCCGCGCGCCCAGGGGCCACCCGCGAGGGCGAACGCCTGCGGGCCGACGGCGGAGTGGAGCGCGCGGACGAGGGCGTCGCGCAGCGTCACCGCGGCCTCGAAGTCCTCGCCCCAGCACTCCACGTCGAAGGTCGTAGACAGCCCGACGAGCGCGCGCTGAAGGCCCGACGCGAGCGGCGAGTTCTTCGGCGCGGCGCCGGGCTCATCGCCGGTCGGAATCCACCGGACGCGCGGGGGCGATCCGTGGTCGTCGGCGACGCGGCTTCCCACGCTCGACGTGGCCGCGGCGACCTCCGTCACGATGGCCGCGTTGACCGCGGCGATGGTCGTTGTGATGGTCACGCGGAGATGAGCGTCGCCACGGCCTCGCGGGCGGCGTCTTCGAGACGCGCGGCCCACGCTGGCGGGAGGTTCGGGAGCGGGAGGAAGGGGCGCGCGGGGATCGGCCCGCGGCCGTATTGGTGCGTCGCGGCGTAGATCGGATCGGCGGTGATCACGAAGCCGTCCTCGCTCACCCGCGGGCGCGTCGTGACGCTGGCGCGGAGGCGCCCGGTGTCGACGAGGGGCTTCCCGCGGTCGCCCTTGCGGCGGTTGCGGGCGCGAGCCCGCGCGAGGGGGCGCCACGGCTCGCCAGAGGGCGCGGAGGACGCGCGGAAGCCCTCGGCGACGAGGTCGGTAGCCTCCGACGCCATGGCCTTCACGGCGAGGCGACGACCCTTCGCAGCGACCGCGGCGAGCTGCTTCTGCAACGTCGCGAGGCCCGCGAAGTCTCCGGTCACGCCCGACACGTCACCATCCCCGCTCGCTCGTTGAGCGCGTGGTGGGCGCCGTCGCGGCGCGAGCCTGCGCCGTCGGCCCTGGCGTCGTGATGCCGCCCGACACCGCAGCGCGCCCCGCCGACACGTCGCGGAGCCACGACCGGGCGTTGTCGGCGCGCGTGATGATCACGTCGCCGTTCGCCCGCGATGGGTCGAGCCCGCGCGAGGTCAGGAGCGTCTCCGCGGCGAGGGCGCACACGCACTGCGTGAGGTCGTCGCCGTAGGACGTGAGGGGCAGGTCGTAGCGGGAGCGGAGGTAGGAGTCGGCGAGCGACGACGCGGCGGAGATGGCCTCTTCCTGCGTCGTGGACGACACGCCCGTCAGCGCCGTCGAGGGGAGCCCGAAGCGCGTCAGGTCGGTGGTGGTGGCGTAGGCCATGGGCGGTCACTCCGTCGGTGCAGCGAGGCGCGAGATCGGGGAGGGAAGCGGCGTGGCGCGGGCGCGCGGAGGGCGCCGTCGGGGAGGCGCGCCACGTCGGGGCGGGAGCGGGCGGAGGGGCGTCAGATCACGCGGTGCACTTGGCCGCGAGCCAGAAGGGGCCGTAGCCCGCGGCGCCGCGCGCCTTGACGCCGTACAGGTGCTTGTCGCGGAGCATGACGTGCTCGTCGTTGGGCGACGTGAGCGCGACCATCTCCGGCGCCATGCGCTGCTGGAAGATGAAGGGCCGGATCGGGCGCGACGTGTCGAGCAGGTACCATGTCGTGTCGAGGCCGCCCGCCGAGGTCGAGAGCTGCGGGGCCACGACGACCTCGCAGAGACCGCGGAGCACGTTGTCGACGGCTGCGTTGCTCTCCACGATGGTCGACGCCTGCACGATCTTGCGCGCCTTCACTTCGAGCGCGGGGGGCACGAGGAGCACGTCGGGGCGAACGCGGAGGCTCTCGCCGTCCTCGCCCGCGTACTCCATCATCGCGGCGCGGGCCGCGGCGAAGTTGTCCGCCGTCAGCGCCGTCGACGCGAAGAGGTTGTCGATGGTCCCCGTCCCGAGCGTGTGCGAGTTGGAGAAGAACGCGGTCCCGTCGTAGGCCGTCTCCGTCCCGCCCGCGAGGATCGCGGCGAACACGAGGTCATCGGGCCAGAGGCGCGCCTGCTGCCCCATGTCGTCGATGACCATGGAGTAGACGCCGATGTTGTCGTCCTCGATGTCGTCGCGGTCGACTTCGAGGGTGAGCTCGTACTTCTCGTTGTCGAGGTTGTAGCGGTAGCTCTTCGCGTTGACGATCTTGCGCTCGCCCTCCCACTGCCGGAGCTTCGCGAGCTTCGCGTGCATGGGGTAGACGTTGCCACGCGCGCCCGACGGGATCGTCGAGGCGAGGCGCGTGGAGATGGGGTTGACGGCGTTGTACGCCTGCTTGAAGCGCAGGTCGATCGTGACCTGAAGCGCCTTCAGCGTGGACGGGGTGATCAGCATGTCCGGTGTTCCTTGTGGTGGTGGTGCGGACGGATCACGCCGCGGTGGTGGGGATCGCCCCCATGGGGTTCACGAAGATCGACATCAGCGAGCCGGAGGCGCCGTCGCCGAGGGCCATGCCCATCGCGTACGAGCCGACGACGGGGTCGGTGGACGATCCGCCGTCGGAGGTGTTCACGGTCGACGCGACCGCGGCCTTGGCGCGGGCGGTCGTCGCCGTGGTCGCCACGATGGCGCCGTCGGCGATGGTCGCGCCCGCCATCACACGGCAGGGGCCGAACACGCGGACGATGCCGATCGCGGCCGACGCGGGGGCGTTCAGGAGCACGCCGAGGGCGGCTTCGCCCGCCGTGTCGGCGAGCACGATCTGCGACGAGCCGTTGAGCTTGACGAAGAGGTTCTGCCCGGTCGTCGAGAGGTCCGCGCCCGCGGGGTAGAGCACGTCGTGGACGGCGCCGCCCGCCTCGGAGCGCGAGAGGAGCCCGGCCTCGACGATGGGCTTCGAGCCCTCGAAGCCGATCACCTTGCCGCACGCGGGGTAGGTGCCCGCGACGTTGGTACGCGACACGGTGAGGTCGTCGGCCGCGTAGACGATGCGGTCGATGTCGGCCTCGCTCACGGCGGCGGTGGACGAGGAGTTGGTGAGGTAGAAGGCCCCACGCTCGACGGGGCACTCCAGCGCGCCCGCGGCGCCCGCGGAGTTGTCGGCCTCCTCCTGCGCGACGCCCACGACCGTCAGCGACGGGTCGGCGCTCGCGGGGACGAGGTAGCCCGAGAGGTTGAGGCACACGATCGTGCCCTGGTAGATGTGCGTCGAGGCGGCGACCGGGAGCTCCATGAGCTTGCGGACGACGGCCTCGACGCCGTAGCGGGGGGTGTCGGCGTTCGTGGCGGCGGCGGTCATGTCGGTGTGTCCTTCACGCGCCCGCGACGGCGGAGCGCACGGTGTTGATGTCGACGTTCAGGGAGGCGGCGAGGGACGCGAGGGCCTTCTCGTCGTCGGCGGAGAGCGCCGCCGCGGGGGTCGTCTTCGGCTGCGTGCCGTGCACCGCGGGCGGGTCGGCCTGCACCTGCACCACGGGGGCGCGGGCGGCGCGGAAGCGGGCCACGGCGTCGGCGGAGAGCGCCGTCAGCCACGACTCCGGCTTCCCGTCCTCGGCGCGCTCGCCGGGGGACAGCTTGCCCTCGCGGACGCAGGCGTCGAGCTCGGCGTCGCGGGCGATCTTGGCGCGCGCGGCCTCGTCGGCGGCGACCTTCGCGCGGAAGGTGGCGAGGTCGGCGGCGTCGCGCTTCCACGCCTCGACGACGGCGAGCGCCTCAGAGTGCGTCTTCGCGCCGGTCGCGGCGGTGAGGGCGGCGGACTCCGCGCGCAGGTTGTGGACGGTGGTGTTGAGGGCCGAGAGGGCGGCGACGCCCGCGGCCTCGTCCTGCGCGCCGAGGGCGGCGAGGACGGCGGAGGATGCGGTCATGTTCTGGGACTCCTGCGTCATCGACGCGGGCTGCGTCGCGCCGACCATCGGCGCGGGCGGGGGTGTGAGCTTGGGGGCGGTGACGACCATCCCGCCGTCGACGGGCACGTACTGCTCCTCGACTTCGACGAGGTCGCCGAGGGTCACGGAGCCGTCGGCGTTGACGGTGTAGGGCGCGGCCATGCACCGCTCGCGGCCGTCGGGCGCGCGGGTCTCGAAGACGACGCGGTCGGCGTAGACCTCGTCGACCTCGACGCCGTACCCGAACACCGCCGTCGCGGCGCGCGCGAGCGCCTGCGTGATGCCCTCGAAGGACATCGCCAGCGCGGCGACGACCTCAGCGGGGCGGCGGTCGCGCGCCGAGAGGGTGAGCGGGCGGGCGCCGTGCGTCGCGGGGTACGACGTGAGCGCGAGCGGGCCGAGCTTCAACACGCGGCGCGTGTCGGGGTCGTAGGAGAACGACGGCGACGTGTAGCGGTACTCAGGGAGCGTCGGGGCGCCCGTGTCGTCCTTGCCGGGGCGGATGGCCGCAAGGCCCGACTCCGTCCACTGCGGGAGCGCGTAGAGGCCATCGGCGCGCACCTCGGGGCGGTAGTACCCCGGCACGTCGCGCTTGCGACCGTCGGCCGGGGCGAGGGCGCCGTGGTCGTAGTCCATCGCGAGGTCGATGCCGTGCTCCTCGAACGCCGCCATCACGGCGCGCGCGGCCTCGTCGTCGAAGACGAAGACGCCCTTGGTGGTGCGGTTCTCGCCCATCGCGAACAGGCGAACGGCGCGCGGCGGGAACTCGTCGCCGAGGGGGAGCGCGTCAAGCGCGCAGGTCTGCGGCGCGGGCGCCTTCGGGCGCCGCTTCGTGGCGGTGGTGCTCATGGGGTCCTGTGGGGCTAGCGGACGATCACGTCGCCGGACTCGCCGACGAAGCGGAAGGGGCGCACGCGCTCCCCGTCGAGGAGCGTGCTCCAGTCGGCGCGGCGGTTGCGCGGCACGTCGCCGAGGCGCGTGGGCTTGCCGTCGAGTTCGCCCATGGTGTCGTCAGTCATCGGTGATCTCCTCAAGGTCGACGACGATGCGGCTGTTGCTCACCCGCTGGCGCCCGACGATGCGAAAGCGAGCGTTGGGCGGAAACAGCACTTCGCGCTCGCTCGGGTACTTTGACACGCCCTCGACGATCGCCCCGCGGGTGTGGCGGCGGACGCGATAGACGATCGCCCCGCGACGGTCGCTTGACGTGGACGTTGCGAACTCGCGAGCGACGGCGGGGTCGCGGGAGAAACTGCCGAACGCCTTGAACGTGACCTCGGAGCCCGACGCGAGTTGGTCGAATTGCGGGTCCGTCTCCGGGAGCACCATCCCGCGCATGACCACCATGCTGCTCGGCGGGCGCGGCATCGAACGCAGCGCGGCGGTAAGGTTCTCGGAGAGTCCGCGGATGCGGTCGGCCTCTGCGTTGCCTTCGCGCCGTCGGAAGGCTTCGTCGCCGTCGCGCAAGTAGGAGTTGATGCCGTGGTAGTCCATCCCCGTGTAAGCGGAGAGCGCCGCGCGGTGCGGCGCGGGCATCCGTGCGACGACCTCATCCGAGGCGTCTTTGATGCGCTCCGCGTACTGATAGGTCAGATGGTTTTCGGGGTAGTCGTTGTCGCGGTGAGACGACCAATCGACGCCGTCGACGCTCGGCCGGATCGGCATGTCGGCGAAGCGCTTCGCCTTCTCGTTCCCCATGGGCGCCGCGGTGTCGCGAGGTGACGGGGTCCTGTACCCCGAAGGGTCAACGACGGGCGTCACGACGGGGCCGAGACTCGGCGACGCGGCCTTCGGTGTCGCAGCCTTCGGCGCCTTCGGTTTCGGTGCAGCCTTCGGCTTCGGGGCGGCCTTCGGCTTCGGCGTCTTCGCCGCGGGAGCAGGCTTCGGCGCGGGCGTCGGGGGTGCGGCCTTCGGCGGCGCAAACACCGGCATCGGGGCCGTGGGCGTCTTCGCCTTCGGGGGCGGCGGAGGGGTGAACGCGGGCGCCTCGATCGTCGGCGTCCTCGGCTTCGGCGCCGGGGCGGCGGGCGGCACGAACACCGGCATCTCCATCGTGGGAGCGCGCGGCGCCGGGGCGCGGTACGCCTGCGGGTTGCCCTGGTACGCGCGCCACGCGGGCGCGGGATAGTCGCCCTCGCGCGGTTGCCAGTCGTCGGCACCGGGGAGCGCGCCGAAGCCCGTCTGCGCGTCGACCGCGGGCGGCGCTTGCCCCGCGGCGGCCTTCGCCCGGGGGTCGCTCGCGCGCAGCCCGCGCAGCGTCGAGCGGCAAGCGTGGTGACAGGGCGGCGTGTGCGAGGCCCACCACGGATCTGACGCCGCGAGGACGGTGCCGTCGAGCGCCGAGCAGATCGCGGAGGTCCGCGCGTCGCCGACGGCGTCGAACATCCAGAAGGGGCGCAGCGGGGCGACCTCGGGGTCGCGGAGCTGCTCGACACGCCCGTGGACGTAGGCCCGTTGCGTGGCGTTGCGGAACACCACCTCCATGCGCCACGCCGGGGTGGCAACGGAGCCTTGCCACTGCCCGAGGAGCGCGGGGGCCACGTCGCGCTTGAAGTCGCGCAGCGTGCGCCCGGCGGCGAGCGTGGCGTCGAGGGAGCGCCACACGTCGGAGACGACCGTCAGCGCAGCGACGCCCGCGAGGGTGAACGCGCGCCGCTGCGCCTCGACGGAGAGCGCCGCGAACGCGGCATCGGTCATCGGGACGCGCCCGCGGAACCACCGCAGCGCCTCCTCGAAGACGGGCGGCGGCGACTCCGTGGGGGCGTCGAGGGTGATCACAGATCGTCGAGCACGTCGTAACGCCCCGCCATCGCGGCGAGCGTCTGCGCCCGTGCGAGCGCGGTAGCGAGGGCCGCGGGGTCGACCTCGCCGAGTATCGTGATGAGCCCGCTGCGGAGCGCCTCGGGGGAGTCGGCGGCTTCGATCGCGGCGGCGATGGCGCCGAGGGTGCCCCGCAGCGCGCGAGCCCCCGAAGCCGTCCCGCGGGCGACGATGCCGTCGACGAAAGTCTGCCCCACCGCGAGCGCGGCGGGGGACTGCTGCGCCGACGCGGCGCCCTCGCGGGCGTCCATCTGCCGCACGAGTTTCGACGCCCACGCGCGGCCCGCGTCGCCGCCCCACAGGAGCCACGCGACCCACGCCGGGGAGGTCTTGTCGTCGCGACGTGCCGCGGCCTCGCCGGGGCTGGACTCGTGGCGCGCGAACCACGCGACCATCTTCCGCGCCTTCTCTGGCGTCACCGTCCCGCCATCGGCGAGGCGTCGCGCCCACCGCACCGTCGCGGGGCGCAGCCCGTCGCCGCCGTAGCCCGCGGCGCGCAGCACGAGGCCGCGGCGGAGAGCGTCGCGGACGCCCTGCGGCGCGGTCATGTCGACGCCGTCGGCGAGCGCCGCGAGGGCGTCGTCCGTGGCGTCGGGGTCGATCTCCGCGTCTTCGTCCTCCGCGTCCGCTTCGTCGCCCTGCGGGGGCTCCACGGCGGGCGCGGGGGGCGGCTCGGGCGCGCGCTTCAGCGGGACGCCGTAGCGCTCCGCCATCGCCTCCACGTCGACCGCAAGGCCCGACGCGGAGGCGGCCTTCGTCCACGCGGAGAGCGCCTCGCCCGCCGTCTTGTGCGTGGTGGCGAGAGTCGAGGTATCAGAAGGCGGCGTCGGGTCCCACACCGGCAAAGGCGCGAGGTCGGCGTCGCCATACTGGTAGTGCGCCCACGGGCGGAGAAGCTGCGCGTAGATCGTCTCGCCGAGGGCGCGGGCGTCCGCTTCGAGCAGGTCGAGGCGGATCGCGTCGAGCGTCGCCGCCTTCGCGAAGCTCCCGCCCTGCGTCGCGTTGTTCGCCTGCCCGAGAAGCGCGACGGCGATGGCTTGGTCACAGTGGGCGATGAGGTCGCGGAACGCGCCGCTCGCCTGCACGTTGCCGGGTTCGAGGTACTTGAGGTCGAAGCCCTTGTCCTCCCGGTCGCGCGGGAGCATCACGAGCCCCTCAGAGCCGAGGCGCCGGAGGTCGTTGTAGAACTGATCCTTGTCGGCCTTGTCGCTCTCCATCGGCACGATCGCGCCGACGATGGGGAGGCCGTGCTTCTCGCTGAACCTCGACCAGTCGCGACGGGCGTACTGCCGCGCGAGCCACGGCAGCGCGAGCCCGCGCACCGCGCCGCCCATCCACGGCCGCGCGCCGTCGGGGGCGTGCAGAATCCACGCGCCGTCGCCCGGCGTGATCGGCACGAGGCCCTTCGTGGTCGAGGCGCGGAGGCCCTCGCGCATCGTGTCAAGGTCGACGTGCTCCGGGTGGAACAACACCGCCGACGGCGTCCACCTGCGCGAGGTCGTCGTCCACCCGCACACCGCGGGCGCGAAGCCGAGGAGGATGGCCCAGCGGAGGAGGTCGTGCAGGAGCGCGACGGGGGCGATGCGCGGCCACAGCCGCTCGGCGTCCTTGACCACGGCCTTCGCGCGCCGCTGGTCACCGATCGCGCTCGCTTCGAGGCGGAAGGGGAGCCCCGTCACCGCGAGCACGCGCGTACGCACGTCGGCCGCGATGCGGTCGTCGGCGAGCATCGCGTCGACGAGCATCGACGACGAGGAGAAGACGCCGTTGACGTGCTCCGTCAGCGCCGCGCGGACCATGGCGACCGTCCAACGGTCGTCGACCACGTCGGCCCACGACTTCGCGGGAGGCGGCGGGCGTCGCCCCTCGGGGCGCTCCAGTGGGATGAGGTTCGCTACCATGAGGGGCGGAGGGCGCCGCGTGCGGCGGAGGCGGAGGCGGCGTAGGAAGCGGGCTGCGTACCGCTCGTGAGCTCGGAGAGCGCGTACACGAGCGCGTCGACGCGGTCGGGCGACTCGCCGTCACCCGCGGGGTCCCACGCGGTCATCTGGTCTTCGAGCGCCGCGAGGCTCCCGACGTGCGACACGCGGCCCTGCTCGTACAGCGACGACACGGGCTCCGCGCGCAGCGCCTTCCCGCGCTTCGCGTGCACCGTCGTGACCGGGAGGTTGCGGTCGACGGTGCGGATGTTCTGCGCGACGAGGTCGCCGCCTTGGTTGCTCTCCGCGACGACCTTGTCCGCGCGGTGCTCGCGGTAGGCGAGCGCGACGCGCGAGGCCCACTGCTCCGGCGAGTAGCGCCCGGAGTAGTCGCCGAGCACGTAGAAGCGCCCGTCGAAGCCGAGGCCCGCGACCACGATGCCCGTCTCGTCGCTCTTCGCGTTGGAGGTCACCGCGGGGTCGACGCCCACCACGATGCGGCGGAGGTCGGGCGCCTTCGACACGCGGGCGTCGTCGATGCCGCTGCGCTTCCACAGGGCGCCGGGGTTGTCGTCGAGGATCTCGCCGTCGAGCTCCTGACGCCCGAGGCGCGTCCCCTCGAAGCGAGCGACGATCGCGTCGAGGAAGCCCGGCGCGAGGTTCGCCGCGTTGTCCCGCGTGCGACCGCGGGTGACGTGCGTCGTCGCCGCGGACACCAGCGCGCGGATGATCGGCGTCGGGCGGGGCGTCGTCGTGACGATCGCCCGCGGGTCGGCGCCGAGGCGCAGACCGAAGAGGAGTTGGTCCCACGCGTCGGGGTACCGCCACGCCGCGAGCTCGTCGGCCCACGCGTAGTCATGCTGCGGCCCGCGGAGTTGGTCCGGCTCGTCGGCGCTGTACGTGGTGGCGATGGCGCCGTTGGGCCACGTCAGCCGCCGCCGCGAGGGCTCCCACGTCGGGCGCTCGCCAGGGGGCGACACCGCGAGGATGCCGCTCTCCCCCTCGACGATCACGTCGCGCACGTCGGCGGCGCTGCGGGCGACGAGGGCGATGCGCTTCGCCGCGCCACTCATCACCCGCTCGCGGATGTGCTCGGCGCCCGTGCGGGTCTTCCCGAACCCGCGCCCTGCGAGGAGCAGCCACACCCGCCACGGGATCGGGCCGTCGGGCGGCGTCAGTTGGTCCGGGCGGGCCTTGCGCGTCCAGTCGAAGCGCTGCGCCGACGCCGCGGCTTCGAGCCGCCGCAGCTTCTCAAGCTTCAGCGCCCGCAGTTCCGCCGCCGCGTCAGTGCCTCGTGACGGCTTCGAGCTCTGCGATGCGGCGGTCGAGTTCATCGTCTGCGATCTCGCCGACGTGCCGCACCGTCTCGACGTGCGTACCGGCGGCGCGGTTCTTCGCGATCGTTGCTTCGTGCTGCGCGCGTCGCGCGTCGGCCGCGGCCTTCGACGCGCCCTGGCGGTGCTCCGAGAGCCACGCAGCCGCGCGCCAATCCTTCCCCGCCGCCTTCGCCACGCTCGCCGTGAGGCCGACGTTCGTGGCTGCGTACGCCTCGCGGGCGGCGGCGACGAGAGCGACCACGTCGTCGTCGTTGCACTCGCCCCGCGTCACGGCGCGGGACCAGTCCGTCCACGTCGACCACGGGATGCCCGCGGCCTCGGCGGCGTCGCGGTAGAGGGCGCCCGCGCGCAGGGCGTTCAGTAGCCGGTCGCGGCGGTCGGGGGTGATCGCGAAGCGGCGGGGCATCGGTCAGGGGAGCGCCGAGGTTGGAGTCGCACCACCCGCTCCCGTGGTGGTGCCACGGGGCGCGCTGGATTCGGCGCAGGAAGAAGGCTTACCGCGGTACATGCGAGCGCCCGCGGCGTCGATCGCGGAGAAGGGGAGCACCGGCACCATGAGGCGCTCGCGCGCCGTCGGGTCGATGAAGTAGAGGTAGCGGAGTTGGAAGCCCGGGACGGGCTTGAAGCCCGCCTCGACGTAGGGGCGCATCGACGCCCCGCCGCCCGCCTGCGAAGCGTGGCCGCCTTTCGTGACGGTCGTGCGCGACACAACAGCGCGCGGCGCGCGCTGTTGTCCGTGGCTGGAGTTGTCCGTCAGCGACGTGCGGGAGAACGTGTCGCCCGTGGGCGCAGCCCAGATTGACGTGTTGCGCCGTAGCCCCGTGAGCACGAACCCGCTCGCGCGGTAGATGGTCCCGTCACCGCACTGCGCGCCGTCGGCGAACGACACCACCCACTGAACATGGGGCGCGTGCTCGCGCATCATGCGCATGGCGACGGCGATGCACCGCGACTCCGCGTTGCGCGGGAGGCGGTCGCTGAACGCCATGCGGTTGAGTTCAAGGAACCCGTTCCACGGCGTGCCCTCGACGAGCCCCAGCAACTTGCTCTTGTCGAGGGACGGACCGAACTGCATCGCACCGAGGAGTTCCCCGTCGAGGAACGCGCCGAGGTGCAATTGCGAGTTGTTCACTACCTTGCCGCTGTAGTGCCACCGCTTGACCGCCGCGTCGGCGGCCTTGCGGTCGATGGGCGCCACGCGGATGCGCTTCGCGTCACCCAAGGAATGCCTCGGCGATGCGGGCGAGGGCGTTGCCGTTGCTGTTCTCGTTCGGCGAGCCGTCGAAGTCGCCCGCGTCCTTCGCGGCGTCGAGGGCGCGGCGCACAACCTCCGCCTGCGAGTCGTGGAGCGTGAACGTCATCTGTTGAAACGGCTGCTTGTCGCCGTCAGGGAGCGCGCCGAACGCGTCCGCGGGGTCTCGCATCTCCGCGCCCGCGATGCCCGACGCGCCGAGGATCGCATCCCCCGCGCCCTTGATGAGCGCGTCGAGGGCTGCGCCGTCGAAGCCGATGTCAGCCATCACCGCGGCGTCGCGGCCGAACTGCGCGGCCATCTCCGCGACGAGTTCGGCGCTGTCCTCGCCCTGGATCGCCCGCGCGTTGTCGGCGAGCGTCATGGCGTCGGCCTCGGCGTCGCTCACCCGCACGATGCGGACGGGCAGCAGCCCCGGCCCCGGCGCGCTGGCGTCGAAGAGGTGCTCGGCGCCGCCGCGCAGCTCGCCGTCGACCTCGACGCCCGCGAGGATCTCCCGCGCCGCGAGGAGGCGGCCGTGCCCTGCGATCACGCGATGCCGACCCGACGCCCGCCACTGCGCCACGATGGGGGCGCCCCACGCCGTGCGGAGGATCGTTCTCGCCAGACGAGTAACTTCCGGGCCGTGGACGCGCGGATTCTTCGGATGCGGCGTCAGCGCGTCGAGGGGCAACCACACCGCCGCAGCGCCGTGAGGAACGCCCGCGTTGGGTCCGACATCGTCAGACGGTCGCCGCTTCGGAGCACTCACGCCGTCCGCCTCCCCGCGATCGTCTCCCGCACCGCCTCCAACGTCGCAGCGTCCATCACGAGCGCCCGCACCTTGCGCACGGCGCCGTTCGTCGTCCGCGTCTCGACGTGCGTGGTGGCGTAGTCGCCCGACGCGAGCGCGAGGCGATGCCAACGGTAGGCGGTCGCGCGAGGGAGCCCCTGCGCTGCGAGGTCTGCGGCGGTGACGTGGTGCACTGCGGGTGGTGGCGCTGGCGCTGGAGACACCTCGGGCGCTGCACAACGCGTATCGTGAGACTGAGGCGAGCGCAAGGGCTTCGATGCACTTTGCCGACAACCCTTCGATGCA